CTGTGCCCATCCGAGGATCAAAGTATGTGCCTTCCCTTGGGAACGCCAGTGCTTGGGAGTCACTCACAACATTACCTGTCCAATTCATATTTTCAAGGTATAAAGTAGCTGTAACTAATGCTTGCGATTTTGTAGGATCATCTGCAGCAGTCCACGCAGCAACATCTAAGCGGTCTGCGAAATACGTCTCTGCTTCTGATAAATCAGCGTAGGCATTTGTGTTTTTAACTAGTGCCATGTGCAACTCCCGTTATATTAGCCGTGGAATACTGGAAGAATACCTAAGCTCAATGCTGAAGAAGTCTTACGTTGCCATACACCAGTGGTAACAGTGCTACCGTCACCAACAACTAGTGGATCGGCAACATTTACCAGAGTACCGTCTTCAGATACTTGCTTATACTTTGCGTCAGAAGGAAATTCTAACTCAGAGCCAGCCCAGTCGTAACCAGCAGGCATATAAACATTACCCCAACGATACCAAATCTGGGAAGTACCACCACCTTGGAAAGAACGAGCATTACGATCGATCTCTACAGGTACATCAACAGCGAGAGAAGCCATTGCAATGGAACCAGGAAGAACCAGGAAGGTAGTCTTAGTACCGGCCAAGTCTATACCTACTGCAGTGCTTGTACCACTATTGATGGCAGCGAGTTCAGCAGTAGACATTCCTTGATTTGCACGAGTCTGAATCAGACGGAACTTACCATTAAACATAGTGTTGAAGTTGATGTTACCTTCAGTGATACCATCTTGATCAACTAAATTAGCTGAACGAAATGATGCCATAACTTCTGGGGAAGTGACACAATATACAAAGTCAGGCTCATAGTCTTTATAAGCCATGCCCAATGCATTCAATAGACCTTCTGCACGTTGTGCGCCGGAGTAAGCAGCATTAAGAGTAGTATTGTCAGCTTCGTAGCCAGCAGGGTTAACCAACTTCTGAGTAGCACCCAAGTCTACGTAGAAACCGTAAGCCATATCAGCAGGATCATTGTCATAAGTTTGACCACCCTTACCAGTAACGCCAGAGCCTTTAGCAGCACCGTTCAGAGTCTCAGCAAAAGCTACACCCTTGAGAACAGCAAGAAGTGAATCATGTTCGTCTTGAGCACGAGTCTCACCGAAGTCACGACCGACTTTAGCTAAGCCATCACGTTGAGTAACTACAGATTCCATGTTAAGCTTCTGTGCACCATGGGTACGGACAGTCTTAACATACTTCAGGAAGTCTTGAGAAGTAGTAGTCATGGTACCGTCAGTATCATCAGTAAGCGATGCAATATTGATCTCTGGGTTGAGAGGTTTATCCCAACGAACCTGACCAATATAGGTTTCAGTACTTGTGTTGATATCTGAATTGGTGCCTACAAGCCCAGTTCCAGACAGTTTCTTGGCATTTGTGTATGCCTCATCAGTATAGCCACCAATCGATTCTTGTAGAACCTGATTAGTTAGGCCATTGATGTCAATATCCGTGCGTACGGTCATTTAATTTTCCTCAAATTATTTAGGTTGTTGGTTAGGCAATTTCTTTGCCATTGCCAGCTTAAGCACTTCGTCCTGACTCATCTCAAATAGAGACTTGCTTTTATCCGAAGTGTCTGTATCTTTAGGCGGCGTATGACCTGGACCTGAATTATGCTTAGGCTTAAGCAAGAAAGAGTTTTCTTCATTTGCTACAAAGGCAGCAACTGTGTCTTTGATAGATGTGCCGTTCTTATGCACCCATGAGCCATTGTCAGCTTGTACAAGATCTTTAACAACATCTTGATAAGCCATTTCAACAGCTTTTTCATTACGAAAGGTGTGTGCATTGATTGCATTACGTACGTCAATGTCGCGTGTAAGCTCTACATTGCGCTTTGTTAGTGCATCATTGGCAGCTTTCTGTTCAGCCATTTCAAGTTTATGGGCTTCTTCATGTTTGCCCTCTGCTTTCAATGACTCTTTCTGTCTATCGCTTTCTTTCTGTTTAAGCTCAGCGGACTCCTTCAGAGCACCGTCACGAGCTTCATAGGCTCCATCCAATTTATCTTTAATTGGCTTAAGTTGAACATCTACACTTTCTTGTACTAGACGCTTCAATTTATCTTCGTCCGTTTCATCTTTGGGTGGAACCACAGGCTTCACTTCAGGTGTCTTTGGAGTCTTTGGAGTACCATCATCATTCAGTTCTTTGTCTTTGTCATCAGCCATTATCTTTTCCTTTGAGTACAACTCAATTTATGTATTATAGAGATACAATCTCTGTTTAGATTCTTTGCAGGTTCCTGTGTAACCTGGGTTAATTTAACGGGGTCTATCTATCCCACTCCATACCACCCAAGGTCTTCGAAAAAGTTATCAGGAATCTCCTCTAGTATATCACTGCGTTTTAATATATCTGTATCTTTCAAAAGCTTTCCGCCGATTCTTGACCGACCAGGAATAGGTATAATCCCTGTATCTATTGCCTCGTTAAGATATTTGTCATACAATTCTTTAGGCAATCCTCTTGCCCGCATTTCATCTAATGTTAATTTAACTATATTCTTTTCAAGGACATCAGCATATATCTTTCTCAATGCCACTCTTGCCTTTGTCATGTCAGCTGCATTAGCAAAGAAAGCATCATGGATTGTGGCGGTTTGAATATTAGCGTCAGCACCCCACTCATGAAATTTCTTAACTATTACAGCGTCGTTAGAATGGTTGCCATTTACCGCATATGCAGTCCTAGCCTTAGTGGTATCGGCAATATCATTTATCTTTCCAGATTTATTTATTACTTGTTCCCACCACGTCGCTTCAGTCTTCTGGGGTACTTGAAGAATATTATTCACCCAGTTGCCTTTAGCGTCTCGATAGGCTAATCGTTCTTCAAACCTTTGTGTAAAGTTTTGTTCTATTATCTTACCATCGAAATTAACCCAAGGCGCATTTGTCCAACTCTTAGGTAGCTTGTTAGCACTAAGTATCTCCAGTTTGAAAATATCTTTCTCTTCTAATATATCCATTTTGAGATATGTTGCTAAAGTCTTTCTTAAGCCTTCATCAAAAACATTAGGGAGATCTTTGATACCTGTCGTGCTAAGACCTAGTAATTGTTTGCCAGTAGCCCTATCTCTAGGCAAGGCTACACCTCTTATTATTTCATCTAATGTACTATTCTTATCATAGAAGCCAAAGCTATTTAAAAACTTTTCAGAAACAGATTCATTAGCTCTTATACCAAGGATCCTGCTCATTAGAGGGGCTTCCTCAGATATTACAAAACCCTTCTCTCTACTTCCTATTAGCCGTGTCTTTATTACAGACTTCCAATCAAAATCACTTGAGGAAGGTTTAGCGCCATTAAGAAAGTCTTCTGAAAGTCTTCCAAAATATTTAGTAAAGCTTTTTAGAATAGGGACTTGCTCCTCAAGATGCGAACTCATTATCCTTGCAATAACTTTAAAATCATCAGGAGTTACTACCTTATGATATGCACCTGATAATACTTCAACAAACTCTTTAGTCTTAGGTTCAAGAAAGTATAATTGCTCAAGAATATCGTCACCAGGGTTAATTCCCTTGTTGAAAATATCTCTTACGTTAGCTCTTAATGCTTTTAATTCGCCATAAAGTTCTGGATTATACTTCTCAACTCTTGCCATTCTTGCAGATATTTGTTCGAGTACAGCATCTCTTTCAGCTGCCTTTACTACTAGTACATTAGCATCTTTTGATAGTGCCTTTGAAAGCTTGCCCTCAACATTTAAAATACCTGTTCTTTCGCCAGCACCATAGAATGTAACCATATTCTGAGCTTTCGCTGCTTTACGTAAGTCTTTCTCAGTAAGACCTAATTTCTGATTTAATGATCTAAAACGTGGATCATTGAAAGTGGCTGCTGCGATTTCATCATATAGCCTTCTTTTCTGATGTGTAGGGATGACATTACTCAAATGAGCTAGTTGCTTATTCTTAGTTGTTAACGCAATTATCTGTGCGCCAGAAGATGAAGCATCTTGTTCTAAGGCTAAGGCTGTCTTATACTTTTCTAAAGCCTCTAAAGACTTCCTTGAATAGAAACTTTTCGTAGTGGTTGTCTTAAGATAAGAATCAATTTTAGCTTGTTCGATAGCAAACCTAAAGAATTTTCCTAATTCTTCGCTCTCAATTCTTGATACAATATCTGAATTAAGAATAGCCCGTATGTCTCCTGGCTTATTTCTTATCATGTGATTACCGATCTTAATTAGCTCAGGTCTAAATTTGGCGGCTATCTTCTGCCTCCCAGGAAAAGTAAGAGCGTTATAACGACCTTCGAAATAATCATCCAAACCACCAAGAAATGCTCCCACTTGATCTTGTAAGTTGTCATATCCTTTTACACCTAATATCTTGCTATCAGCTGTGTTTAAGAAAGGTCTAAATGTCTCACCGGCTTGTGGCCCAATTAAACCACGCTCATAGATCCTAGCGCGATGATCAATAAAAGGATGGTTGCTAAAAGATAGTTTACTATTTCGTAACCATTCCATTGTTTTAAAACGTTCATAAGCATCGCCTCTGCCTTTAATATAAGTCCTATACTCATTAAGCGAGTCGTAGAAGCCAGCTTTACCTTTATCATCTTTAAACTTAATAAGTTTATCCATGAAGTCATAGTAATCTTCGTCCACTTTGTATTTTGCTTTAGAAGCCCAATTTAATGCCTTTACCATCTTATCATCAATAAAGTCTTCAGGGAAATCACTAAAGCTTGAAGTAGATGTGATAGGCATACGGGTGTCTGTGTATCCTATTCTATCTTTGATAAAATAAGTCTTGTAGCCCTTTCTAAAGACAAGCCTATTCTCATCACCTGTAACAGCAACACGTAAGCCTAATTCCACCTTTCTGGTTAGCTTAGAATACTCCTGAATGCGTGGGTCTGTAATTCTAATATTATATGACAGAGTGTCATAATACGGACCAAAGTAATTATTACTAAGACGACTTTTCATTCTTCTCTTTTGAACACCAAAGGTTTCAACTTGAAAGAATTTCTTTACATTCTTCGCTTCAAGAAGATCCATTCCAGTTTTATACCATTCACGTCTAGAGCCATTTAAATTAGACAGATTATATAAATCTCTCCCAAGCTCTACAGCAAGTTGATCTCTATCAGGTAAATTGTCTAAGCTTAGCTTGTGAGCAAATCTTAAATAAAATTGTTGTAAGTCATCATCAGACAATCTGGCACTTAGTTTTAAAGGAATGCTAGTATGAAACACAGACTTAAGTTCCTTGGCTACCTTAGGCGCTATCCTATCCTCCCAGCTATTCTTCGATCTTATATTTTTGATAAAATCATCATGAAGACTCTGAAGCTGTATTGGACCAAGAACAGGGTCTATGTAGTCGTCATTTAGTAGCTTTTTAAGCAAATCGGTATCGGCTCTTAAATGTGTCTCTAAGGAATCAGAGACATTCATTACATCGAACTTTATCTGTGCCTGAGAAACTGCTTTGAAGTTACCCCATGCTTGCGGATTTTTACGATATCTAGTAAATAGTATTCTCAGATTATCGGTGATAGCTGCTCTTTCATTTACACCCATTTTATTATCTAAGCTGTTTGAAAATGAGATTATAAACTTTTTATCCTTAGCTGTCAAAACAGGACTCTCTTTAACGAGTCTGAAATTGTTATTCAATATTGTTGGGTCAGGTTGATACATACGAGCATCATGATACCGTCCTGTTACTGGGTTAAAAACTACTTGCTTATCCGTTGGAGGTGCATTAAGGACTCTTGTCTTGGTATTTCTCTTATTACCAATCAAAGTGCCTCTAAAGTTAGTCAATGACAGTGTGCCATCAAGCTCGCCTGCCTGTAACAGATAGTATTCCTTAAGATTATTTCTCATCACAATATCGTCAATAAGATCTTCAGGGGTTGATATACCAAGCTTGAGTCTATCCAATTTATCCTTAGCTCCAGCGAATCTCTTAGTCATACCATTAGGTATTGATTCAGTATTGGTTGCCTTGCGTAAGTCTCTGATACCTAACGAACGCCCCACATCATTGGTAAACTTACTCAGATGTAATTGACCTGTTCTAAATAGCTCAAGCTTCTGAAAGTCTCCTAAATGTCTCAATTGTTTCTCAGGAGTTTGTCTAAGTAGCCACTGATGGTAAGTTTCCCTCAAAGGCGTCTGACCATCATAGAATGCGATTTGTTTCTTTGTCAGCCCTTTTAGATTACGTTGTCTTACTTGAGCAATACCTTCTAAAGAGCCTAGATCATCCCAGGATTTCATTACTGGCACACTAACAGAACGACAATTATAGTGTGCTGGAGGCAAATGAGAGGTGTCTCCTACGGGGTAGATTGAGCCATCCCTGTGGGTGCATATGGGTGTAGTGCGAGCGTCCAACGTGGCCACATACTGCCAGCCTCTGAGTGATTTCTCGTTAGCTTCGTAGACCGCGTGATCTGCTTGCGCGTGTACACTCGTGATAGACGTTACAACCAAAGCTCTTGATTGATTACGTGATATTTTGTGAATGTTACCCTTACGTACTGCCAATGCAATAGAGTCAGGGGTATCACCATTTGCAATACCTCTACGTATTACACTTTCAAGTCTCTTCTTCTCGCCTAAACTGACGCCATTCCAACCTTCTTTCAATGTGCGATTATTGTACAATGGCTTCTTTAATACGAACTCTTCAGCCACTCGTCTTTGTGGCTTCTTGACACGCCATATCTTACCAGCGGTCGCTTCAATGTTTTGGGCAGCAAATGATACTTGATCACTTGCTAGATCCAACAGAGATGCCTTAGATGTTCTAAAGGCTTCTGTATACGTCTTACTTAGTTCAACATCAATTGCTTCTCTAAGTCTCAGAAAGCCTCTCTTAGAGAGTTTAGCTTGTCTGATTAATTTATCGGTTCTTACAACATGACCATCGATTACTAATTCGATCTTATTGTTTACACGTTTCTCAAAGAGCCTTATCATTGCAGCTCTATCTACAGCGTTATCATATATTTGCGTATTGGCATTAATGGCCATGTTGTTTCACCTTTAGTTTGTTCCGACGTTCTGATTCTGTTTCATCTCTAAAAGAGCATCAGCTTCATCTTTTGCTGATAGAATTATTTCGTCATCATTGATTTCTTTTACACCCTCCTCATCGTCATAATCAGGAGGAACCATATCGTTATGTTTAAGAATTTGCAACCAGGTTGAGCGTGGAATAAGTCCAGTCTCATACCATTCTGTTGCAAGTCTAAGCCAGTCAGCACCAAGAGGAATTGGATTAAAGTCTGCAGAGAGACTAAACTCAACATCTGAGATTTTTAGATCCAAGTCATAATGCCAATTAAGCATAAACTGTATTACTTGAGCAATTGTATTACTCACTTTATTATTTAAAGTACCTAGCTGTGCAGTCTGGGCAGCATTCCTTATTTCTAAGGCAACGCCTGATTGAGCCGCTTCAGGACTTAGCATACGAATACCAAGTTTAGCCATCTCTTCGATAGCCCCTTCAATAGCCCTGTCCATGTCTTGCAATGCATCAGTAGGTGTTTTCATTACATCTAACTTATCGTCTGCGCGTATCTTCAACCAACTTCCTAAGCCAGCACCAACAATAGTCTCAAACTCATCGTCGCCCATGTCAGACATAAGGACTGGAGTATAAGTAGCTGCACCATACAGTAAGTGATTACGCCTACTTATTTTATTATAAAGTGCAATTTCTTTATCAATTATTGGAGATAGAATTGGTTCTACAGCATCAATACTACCATTCAAAGGCCATGCAGGGATTGCTTCAAGACGCTCACCATTCCTGAGTATCTCAGTAATAGTTTCAACTTCTTCAAATATATCTCCAGCGCCTCCAGAGTAGTTGGTATAGGTCTGTCCTGCAATCACGGGTATCTCTGGTGTTGGAGCTCTCTTTTGAAAGATACGAATCTGATACTTGCCACCTTCATCTAACTCATGTACCCATACGGTATCCACAAATTTAGGATGGAACTCATCAACTTCTTGTTCCTCTTTATAGCCTCTAGAGATCACACGAGTAAGCTTTCTTTTACCTGTAGCTGTAACGCCAACCTGCCAATTAATGACACTCTCAGCTCGCCATAGTACAGGGTAAGGTCTTATTTCATCTCTTTCTGCCTTAGTAAGGCCATCACTATCATTAACAGTGGGATGATCTACATATACCCAAGCTCTACTGTTTGCAGTTCTTCCCATAGTGCTAAATCCATAAAAGCGGCTAATGAAGAGTCATCTTCGCCAAGCATTGTCATAATCCAATCGGAAGCACCTTCTGGAACCTCTTTGGGTAATGTTAAAGTAGGCTGCTTTCTTAGCAACCCACCCACTACCATCTTAGCAAATTGAGAGACGATACCAGGTAACTCTGCTTCAGCCTTATAAAAGTTATACTGCTCTTGTGTCATAGATGGAGAGAAAGGTAGCAATAGATTACTAAAAGAAACCTTATCTATTACGGTATCAAAGTCTTTTACAAAACGCTCTCCACTACAAACTGCCCTACTTCTATTCCATAGACCTTTTAAGGAGTCGTATTCAGCATTAGGGTCTGCTACTGTCTTTACTGTACTGGCAGCGTTTGCAACCGTCATATTAGCCTCTCAGAAGATTATTAAACTCTTCACGTGTGCCTGTGAACATTCTGCCAGTCTTGTAGTTAGAAGCTGCGATACCCTTAGGGTCATCTACAATCTTCCAATTTGAAGGTACCCTTTCTGCCATTGATAGGGGATTAGCTTTAGGTGCTGCCTTGGAAACTTCTTTCACAGCCACCTTAGGTTCTTCTTTTACTGCCGTAGTGTCTTTTACTTTTAACTCACTCATTTATAACCTCTTCGGAAATCTAGGAAAAGTTGGACGATATCTTAAGGGCATCTTAACCAATACCTTAACACCATGTGATAGATTACTCACAATAATCGAACCAGTTGTAATAAAGCCTCGTGAAGCTATGCCTAAAGATTCTCTAGACAGATAGCCTCTTGAAGCCACATCTAATGTATTCATTATGCTGTCCTCGTAACGATTGTATCATTACCATTGCCAACAAATGTCTTAACTATCGTACCTACTGTTGCACCTGTGGGTGTTATCGTTACAGGTAGATTTATAACTAGACCTTGATCTCTTGCCATATCCAATAGATATGCCATCTCAACGCCCAATTCATTTCTTACTGACGCAGCTACTTCAGCCGCCGTCGGAGCTTCACTCTCTTCAATATATGCTGTAGATGATGAATTACGTACATCGCCTGCTGCATTACCAAAGATAGATACTGAGCCTGTGACTGCAATTATATTGGCATCTGAGCCTATATCTAAGCCATAGCCTGTATTACTAAACAAGACTGTGTCACCAATAATGCCTGTACCTGCCGTAGTCCCCATGACTACAATACCTGAGCCATTGTTATTGCCAACGATTACACTCTTAAGGGTAGTATGTTGACTTGTTCCAGATACCTGAATACCGTTACCATGATTACCACCTATATCGCACGCATGAACAATACCGTTATTACAGTTATGAAGTACAATACTATCATTGCAATTTTCAATAAATAGATTTTCAAGTAGCACAAAGTCACCTGATACATCTATTCCAGGGGATATGGCATTACTGCCAGTATGCTCGATAATCATACCTGAAACTTCCACACCATTACCATTAATTGATATTGGTGAAGAGGCATTCGTGGAAGACTTTATTATGAAGTCCCTGCCTGGCCCTCTAAGAAATGTGTAATCTTTAGCTATATTGACAATTTCATTACTGATTGTCGGACCACTAGGTGCTCCTGGAACAGCAATAATAATATCATGTCCAGCATTAGTTGCATGATCATGTGCTTCTGCAAATGTTTTAACTGCTCTCGTGATATGATCACCAGGTCTTGAGTCATCACCACCATAAGGATCCCAGAATATTAACTTACCTGTACCTGTATGATGCGGTCTCAGCATCTCAATAACACGTTGAAGATTAGCCGTATCAGCTGAATGTTGCATCCTATCAACTACGTATGCAGGGGCTGTTACATTATTCTCAAGCTCCCCTGAGCCAGTCAATACGATATCACCATTTATTATTGAGGAGTCAAGCGTGAGACTGCCTGCCAACATACTTACATTAACATCATCTGTACCTGTTTTATTCTGTAGCTTAAGTAGTCCAACATAGTCACTAACAACTAACTCTTGTCCTGCACCACCGAAATCGATAGTAGGCACAGCATCTTCGCTTGCGGTACCAGATTTACATCCAACAAAGCGAGCTATTACACCGCCTGCAAGTGTTATCGTACCATCACCTAGTATACAATCAAGTATAAATCCATTTACATATGCAAGGCTAGTTAAAAAGCAATTCTTAATTGTGGAGCCGCCATCAAGTGTTCCCAGAAGTGTTGCATTAGTAAAGATACAATCATTAGATAGTGCATCTGGGAGAACAAGAATGGTTGACTTAACCATACTTTGACCTGCTATATCAAGGCCACTAATATCGTCACCAGCACTGAAAGTATAGTTACCGATTACATTAATAGTATCAAAGCCCTTGCCAGTGGCAATCTGTATAGCCCTTACAGCTGTTTTCACAGGAAATTCAATATTACCTTTATTCTCATCACTTCCAGAGATTGCATCCAATGTTACTGCATTACCGAAAGAAGCATATTCAATATCACCTTGGTTTAGCTGAATAGTCTCAGCTTCCGATGGAGCAATAAAAATAGGCTTTGCTGTGGTCAATCCAGATATGTCATAGAGTGTTGCATCTGTATCTGGGTCATCAGTGATCATGTCGCCTAGTTGATTGAGTTGTAAAGACTCATCGTAGGGTATTAACTTAAAGCCTTCTAGTAGTACCACATAGCGTGGCGTAAAAGCTCCCGCGCCTTTAGGTATATTACCTTCTGCCCTCATCATGGGATTAAAGCCGCGAAATGCTTCATTCGTTCTTCTTTCATTTCTATATTCGTGATATAGATCTTCAATGGGAAAGAATTCAGCTACACCTTGTGCAAGATGTGCCCGTCTATTTACTCCGTCCCATAAAGCTACTACCGGAGTGGCTACTGTCATATTAAAGACGTCTCCCTATATTTCAAGGGAGACAACCTCCTTAAACGTTAGTTTCTACGCCTGGGACGCAAGATACAGAGATGGTAGGTGAAGCATTAGTGATTTGCCAAATAGTCTTGGCGGCGGTAACACCACCGTCACCTTCACATTCAAATACCACATACTTATTTTCACCTGCTGAACCGCCCACTGTATCACCTGTATGGTCAAATACAAAGAGTACTTCAGTCGCAGTACGATAGAATTCCGTAACAGACTGAGTCAATGTAGACAAATCACTCTTAACATCAGTAGCATCAGGAGTAGCCACAGTAACCGCACCGGAAGAGTTAAAGTCATCTCCACCACCGATAGCGTTATCGGCACCATCACGGAAGAAACAATGCACCCAAGCATTAGTGTCTGCCACAGCACCTGTTCCAACAGTTACAGTATTTGTAACTTGGAAAGGATAGGTAAGTGTATCACCTGCGTCATCAATGAACTCTACATTCAATTTATCAGAGCCAACCAATGACTCAATAAATAAGCCTTCTCCGGCTGAACCGATATCTGCGGCCGCGCCTGTACCGACCAATGCTTGAATCTTACCTGCACCTGTATAACGATACCATACATTGTATGTCTGACCATCATTAGTATTAGTCGCATGAGCGTTAATGTCCGCATTCAGAGTTGCAATTGCATCTAGATAAGCCACTACCTGATTGAGTGAACCTGCGCCAGTGTTATTGACAGTCCAAGTGAACAGC